CTCTTTTATTCCCTCTAGGGACATGTCGCATATATTTTTTCCCTTGTGTATCTTTCATTTGTTTTTCTGTATCGTGACCAATAATTATTACTGTATATCCTTCATCTGTTAAACTATCAATAAATTCATTAACATATTTAGTTACTGCTAAATAACCTGCTCCATTTTCTGTTTCACTTAAATCTGTCACACCAAATGTACTACATATGTATTTTTCAAGCATGTCACCCATTTTATCTGCTGTATCAATTAAAATAGTATCATATAATGCTTTAACTTCTGGTCTTTTAAACTGCTTAGTAGCTTTTTTAGTATCTGCCCATTTAGTAGGTTTAAAATATGCCAATCCTGCAATTGCATTTAAACCATTCTCAAAAGGAATAGTAAATGGTTTAGAAGATTTTACTGCATTGGCTGTTTTTCCAGTTCCATTATCCCCATAAATAAATATACTTTTACCTTTTAAAGATTTTTCTACTACTGTAATACTTGGTTGCGTAAAATCCATTTCCATAGTTGTTGTCATATAATAATTAATCTCCTTTTTATTTTATATTTTTTATATTATTTCTCATAGGATAATTAATAATATTTTTATCCTATGAGAAATTATTTTTTTAAACTTTCTTAATTTTTATGTTTAAAAAGGAATATCTCCATCTTCCTCAATAGGTTTTGGTTTACCATTCCCTAATCCTTTTCTATTATCTGATTTTCCACTATCGCCACTTTTACCACCTTGATATCCTTTTGCTTTTAAATCATCTAACATTGCTTTTCTTTCTGATAATGCAATTCTAATAGCTTCTGAACTAATACCCATTACTTCATCATCTTCATCAAATGCAGGATCAGCACCAGTAAGTATCATTTCTACATATGATTTGCCTTGTGTTACTCTTTGTTTGCCAATTCCACCACTTTTAACAGGTTTACTTTCTGGTTGATTAACTACAAAATCAATAAATAATTTAGCAGTTTGACCTTCTTGATATCCTTCTTCAAATGCTTCTCTAAATTCTGCTGGTACAATGATGTTTTTAACAGGAATAATATTGCCAAAGAAATCTGTAGTGATAACAGTAACTCTCAATCTACCTGTTTCTTTTTCTTCTTCGCCTTTAACTTCTGGTATAATAGATTGAATATAACCTTCTATATCAGCGACGCCTTTAAATTCTTCTCCTACTTTGGGGTCATTAAAAAATTTAGCAATAATTTTTAATCCCTCAACAAGTTTATCTTTCTGATTTACATAATCATTTGTACCAAACTCTGCTTGAATAGATACCATTGTTGCTTCATCTTCTCCTACTTTAGCAACAGATTTAACAGTATTTGCGAATGCTAAAACTTTATCATATGTTTTACTTTCTTTTTTATCTTTATTAAATTCTGCTGCATATACTTCAAATTTTTTAGTATGAACTTTAGTATCTCCAAATTGAATTTCACCTTTAATTCTAACATCTGGTGATTTATTTGTATTTATTCCTTTTTTTACTTCTACTTCTGTTACTTTTCCTGATAATACTACAGAATTTACCAAACTTCTAATTTTGTCACTCATATAAATAATTTCCTCCTATGTATTTATTATTTTATTTATTTTGTATTTCTATTATGTAACTAATCAACCTATTCACTAAACCCTATTCATCATTCTCAATATCATTTTCTTTTTCATCTTCTCCATCTTCTTCTTCACTATCTTCATCTTCAACCAATCTTAAACTTCCATCCAACATCTCAATCACTGACCAAGTTTCCTTATGCTTTCCATCACTTGGAATAAATTCAATTTCTACTTTTTCAGGTTTCGTACCTTTAAAACCAGTTACAGTACCTTGTTTTAATACTCCAGTATCTTCTACAACAAAACTAATCTTGTCTCCTGTAGAAATGGTTTGTAATTTTCCAGATTTAACCTCTACTTCAATACTTTTGTACGGGACTTTTTCTACATTAATCATAAAAACATTTCCTCCTTTTAAATGTATTTTTTTAATATTTCTTCAATATTATCAAATTCCCAATAAGGAATTCTTAATAAATTTATATTTTTATTTTGTGTATACTTATCTTTCAATCTATCATGTTCTTGTTGTTTTCTTAATCTTTCTTCTGCGTATTCCATTGGTTCATTTTTATAATTTTGGATTGGTTTATAATGAAATTCTCCATCATATTCTATAAGAAGATTTAATTTAGGAATATAATGATCATAAAGTAAAAAACCACCACCAAGACCAATTAAGTCATTATATTTCATTTGTGGAATAAAATAATTCTTACTATATTTATCTTCATCAATTAATTTATTAAATTCTTCTTGAGATATTTTAATCCAATTATTATTTATTAATACTTCATCTATTTTCTTTTCACCTTTAGATTTATTACATTCAGGGCAACCACTTTTATTTTTACTAGTTCTATCACAAACCATTGCTCCCCACCCATGACCACATTCTTTACACTTCCACCAAACATATTTTCCACTACCACATGTTACATCAAAAGGAATTAAATCGTTTTTAGTAGGATGCCATTCTTTTGCCAATTCAGAATTCTTTGTTGCTAAACAATTAGATAATCCTACTTGTTGACCAGTACAAAAAGGACATTCATGTTCGACATTATAAATATTACTCCAAATCATTTCAAATGTCTCACCACATTCTTCTTTCAAACACTTCCATTTAAGATTTTTTATTGCACCTTCAAAATTTTCACTTAATAATTCAAATTGTTTATTGTTTATTTTAAGCCATAATTTTATATTTTGAATTGTATATGGATTAGATTTTTGAAATTTTTTAGGTGTATGTATTAAGAAATGTTCAACACTTATATAATAGAAATAACCATCTTTGTCTATTAGTGTAAATTTTTGTTTGTTGCCTTTATATTCATCTGCAAATAAAACTTCATAATTATATTTTTTAAATAGATTTATTACTTTTTCTAGATCCCAATTTGTGAATCCACTACAAGTATTACATTGTCTTTTATTTTGATTTTTAAAACAATCGAATGTAGTTGTAAAATCATTTCCACATTTACATTTAATATCTAAATTTTCTTTTACACCATTATATTCTTTTGAAATAAGTTCACATCCAGAATCACTTTCAATTTCTATGTAATTTTTAACAAAATCATATGTATATTTATTACTCAATAAACTCCTCCTTTTACAATCATAAATAAATCATTTCTCCTTTTCAATTTAATTTTTTGTTTTTGGATTAATTTCTTACTTCTTAATCCTTTACTATTATATATTTATTTTTTTATTCTGTCAAGGGGGAAAATTTTATTTATTCTTAAAATTTATTTTCCCTTGAACAAAATTTAATTAACACTTAATTATTAATCATTCTAATAAATTCATCTTCTCCGATGACCTGTATTCCATCTTTCTTAGCTTTTTCAACTTTACTACTACTTTTCAAACTTCCTTCGATCAAACAATCAAGAGATTTAGAATAACCTGAAGCAAATGTAGCACCTAAACTTTCCAATAATTGTTTAATTTCATCTTTTTTATAGTTATTAAAACTACCAGTGGCGTAAATCTTCTTCCCATTAAAGAAATTATCTGTATTAATCATAATTTTCTTTTCCTCCTTTATAAATTCAACCATATAACTCAACTCAGTCCACATTTTTCTTTCATTTTCATCATTATACCAATCATGTAAACTTTGATTAGTAACTTCACCAAAATCAGTTAATACAGTAAATTTAAATCCATCTAATAATGCCTTTTCAAATGCAAACCAATCATTATTAAAATATTTAGCAATGATTTTACTTGAACCTTTCCCAATATTAGGAATACCTAATCCATACAGAAAATTTTGCATTTTAACTTTTTTAGATTTTTCAATATTAGTAATTAATTTGGTGTACGATCTACTTCCAAAACCTTCTAATTTAATGATTTGACTTTTATATTTATCTAAATTATAAATATCATCAAAAGTTTTTAACCAACCTTGATTAATAAACTTTTCTAGGGTTTGCTCTGATAATCCTTCGATATTCATTGCATCTCTTGAAACAAAATGAGAAAACTTTTTCAATAATTTAGCAGAACAATTAGGATTAGTACAATATAATACTTTACTTTCATTTAATTGCTCAATAATTGTAATAGCACCACAAACAGGACATACTTTAGGAATTCCTATATTATTACTTCTTGTAAAGTTTTCTTCAATTTGAGGAATAATTTGGTTTGCTTTTATTATAGATACAGAATCTCCAATCCCTAATTCTAATTCTTCAATAATACTTAAATTATGAAGACTTGCTCTTGATACTTCGGTATTATCTAAAAGAACAGTATCAAAAATAGCAACAGGTGTAATAACTCCAGTTCTACCAACAGACCATTCAATTTCTTTTAATTGCGTTGTTTCTGCTAAGTCAATTCTCTTTAAAGCTACACTATGATGAGGATGATGAGATGTTTCACCTAATGATTTAGAGTATTCAACTGAATCCATGCTAAATACTAATCCATCAATTGGAGTGTTAGTTTCTTCTGCTATTTGATATAATTTATCAACATATTGTTCAATATTTTCACCTTTGTTAATTTTAATATGATTAATTGTTGTGATTCCTAATTCATTTAACCATTTAAATTGCTCAAATTTAGAATCAGATAATTCTTCATCACATTCAAGTATTCCAAAAGCATAGTAATATACTTCTCTTTGTGAGCAAATTTTACTATTTAACTGACGACAAGATCCTGAAACTAAATTTCTTGGAGTTGCATATTTATCTTCATCTGATAACTTTGAATTAATTTTATCAAAATCATCTTTATGAATAATTGATTCTCCTGCTAATCTTAAAAATCCTTTGAATGGTATTACTTTTGGTAGATTTCTATATGTTTTACAATTAT